GTGAAGGTTATTTTGAAAGGCGCCCGAGGATGAAACCGGCAACAATGGCGGGAAATGCGGTGGAACGAGATTCTTTTCGCGGCTCGTCGCTGGTAAGTTTGCTGAAATAGTAGGCAAAGAAAATCAGAAAGCTCACGATCGTCGTCAACCAGAAAGAGACGGTTGGCGAGGTTCCCAAGACCATGCGGGTGATATCCTCCAGAAAGTATCCCGTAATGAATGCCGATGGAACGGCAAAGAGCAGAACTATGAAGATTAGGAAGAAAGTCATTGAAATTCCTCCAATCGGGTTTTCTGTTTTGATTATAGCATTTTGAAGGAGCGCATGAAATATGAAAATCGCATTGAAAAAGCCATTGAACCATGAAGGAACCGACTATACCATCATCAATGCCGAATTCGACAACCTTACCGGTCAGGACCTGATCGACGCAACCAACGAGGCCCGGGCGCGTGGTGATCAGTCGGTCATCATCGAATTATCGAAACTGTACCAGGCGATTGTGGCGGCCAAAGCGGCCAAGGTTCCGGTTGATATGGTCGTTGCTATGGGCGGGAAAGATTTCGTGGCCGTAACAAAGGCGGCGCAATCTTTTTTGCTCGAATAGGCCTCGGAAAAAACGGGGCCAGAACATTAAAACGAGTTGCGCTGAATTTGGCAATGTCCAAAACCTATACGCCGGTATCATACTGGTTGTCGTTGCCGATCGCGGACATGATGGGCTGGATTGAAATCATAATGGAAGCCCGAAGGAGGAAATAACTTGGCCGGAAAGATATATGAAATCGCGTTTAAGATCGGTGCGGCTGTTGCCGGCAATTTTACTTCCGCCTTTGTTTCGGCGGCGGATAAGATGTCAGCGCTGGAAGCCAAGACGAAAAGTCTCAAGGCCAGCATGAACAATATCGACCGAATGTATTCCAACGGCGCTCTGACCGCTGCCGAGTTCGGCCGGGCGCTGGCCAAGGTCGGCAATGAGATTGAACGCAACGAGCGGCTGCAAAAACGTTACGCGAGCCTTCAAAAAATACAGGACAATGCGGGGAAGGTTCAAGGCGGCGCCAGAACGGCCATGGCTGCTTCGGTAGCTGTTGGCAGCACGCTATGGCTTCCGGCGCAAAAGGCAATGAGCTTTGAAACCAATATGGCCGGTGTTGCCAAACAGGTTGATGGCGCCCGCGATGCGCAGGGGAAATTATCGGATATCGGCAAAGCCGCTCAGTCTGATGTTTTAGGTCTGTCAAAGGACCTAATGGTGGCTCCGGACGAGATCGCCAAGGCTTATGCGTTTGCTGCCCGTGCGGGCGTGAAGGGAACCGAAAACCTGCGCAAAGTAACGGAAATGGGTGTCATGATGGGTACGGCGTTTGAGATGCCACGCGAACAGGTGACGCAGCTGATGGCCGAAATAACAAATTCTCTTGGACATGATCTTGGTACAGCCCAGGGGATTGCCGCGATGGAAGAGCTGGCGGATCGGATCAACTATGTCGATGATCAGACCATAGCTAAAGGGCAAGACCTGATCGACTGGATGAAACGAAGCGCTCCCATTGTGAAAAACATGGCTGGAAAGATGTCCAGCAGTTTTCAGTTGGGCCTTGGCGCCGGATTCCTGTCTACCGGCATCAATGCCGAAATGGCATCGACGGCAATGCGTAACATGCTGACCAAGTTTGCTGCACCGGAACGCGAATCGAAAGACTTTCACTGGGCATTGGCGCAGCTGGATATCAACGACAAGGACCTGCAGCAAAGTATGATTGACAGTCCGGAACAAACCATCATGAAGGTGTTTGAGCGGCTAAAAGGCGTGGATAAAGGGACCCAGTTAAACGTAATGTCGGAACTGTTCGGCAAAGAGCATATTGGAGTATTGTCGGCATTGGTCGGGAACATGGACAAGTTTACCTCGTCGATTAAAACCGCCAACTCCGAAGCGGCAAAGGGCAGCATGCGCAAAGAGTTTGAAATCATGTCGCAAACCACGGCTCGCATGTGGGAGGGAGCCCAGGCGGCACTCACTAGAATGATGATCTTGGCGGGGCCGGGATTATTGGAAAACCTTCAGGGGAAAATGAAAACCCTGGGCGATTTCGCCGAGAAAGTCGGCCAGTTTGCCAAAGAGCACCCGGAACTCACGTCAAACCTGATCACCGGTACGGCTGCGCTGGCCGGTTGGGGTTTCGCACTGTCGGCCACTACGTGGATTGTTTCATCGGCAATCGGGCCAATTATATCGCTGGGAAAAGCAATTTTCATGTCACGGGTTGAAACGGACGGCACGGTGATCGCATCAAGGGCCCATGTTGCTGCCGAGTATGCCCGCGCGGCAGCGGTGAAAATTTCCGCCGCCGCTCAAAAGGTTTGGAATGCGGCAATGACGACGGGGCGGTGGCTGATATCTGTTGGTGCTATCGCGGCGCATACTATAGCCACGTATGCGTCTGCTGCCGCGACCGGCGTATGGACTGCGGCTCAGTGGCTGTGGAATGCGGCAATGACGGTCGGCAGGGGGCTGCTGTCCCTCGGAATGATCGTAGCGCACGGCGTAGCCGTTGGCGCGGCCGCACTGGCCACAAAAGGCTGGGTTGCCGCACAGTGGTTGATCAACGCCGCGATGACAGCGAATCCTATCGGCCTGTTAATCGTTGCGATCGGGGCATTGGTCGCTGCTGGTGTTTGGCTTTATCAAAACTGGGATACGGTCAAGCAATTCTGGACGCTTTTATGGAACGATCCAATGGCTGCGTTGCAGTTCTTTGTTGACGGGATTAAGGCCCGGTTCGGTCCGGTGATAGCCTGGCTGGAAGAAAAGTGGACGGCGCTGAAAAACCTGTTTTCGGGCGGCCTTTCAGCCGGCGGGGCAAGCGGATCGGTAGCATGGAACGGCGATGGCCACGCGAACGGCATAATTTCCAGCATCCCGCATTTGGCCATGGTTGCGGAGGAGGGACCGGAGGCGATCATCCCGCTTGACGGCAGCGGCCGTGCGGTATCGCTCTGGCAGCAGGCAGGGCAGATGCTGGGAGTCTCGCCGGGTGGCGGCGGAATTATGCAGGCCACGTTCTCACCGACGATCATGATTTACGGTAACTCTGACCCCGGCCAAGTGCAGCGGGAAGTGGAAAACGCCAATCGGTCTTTTCTGGATTATCTGCACAATGAAAGGCGGTTGAGTTTCGCCGATGAGTAAAACCTACACGACCAGCCAGGGCGATACCTGGGATATCATCGCTCTGCAGCAAATGGGCAGCGAAAAGTACATGAGCCTCCTGATCGAGGCCAATCCGCGATACAACCAGTGGGTCACGTTCCCGGCGGGAGCTGTGCTGGTTGTTCCGGATGCCCTGGTAGTGACGGCAGTCACGCTGCCGCCGTGGAAGCGGTGATAACATGCCACAGGCAAGACGGGCGCGGGTACAAATCTCATATAACGGCAAGGACATCACCAAGGACCTTGCACCGTACCTGAAATCATTCGAGTACAGCGACAACGCCGAGGACAAATCGGACGAAGTCCAGATCACGCTGGAAGATCGGGATCTGCTTTGGTGCGGCGATTGGTATCCGGAAAAAGGCGCGACGATCGAGGCGACGATCATCGTGACTGACGATGCCGGCGAAACGCGGCTGCCCTGTGGTAGCTTCGAAATCGACGAAGTGGAGTCAGATGGCCCGCCCAACGAGGTCAAGATCAAAGCGGTGTCGGTGCCGCTGTCCTCCGGGATCCGCCACGACAAAAACAGCAAGCCCTGGGAGAACGTCAAGCTGTCGGCCATTGCCGGCGACATCGCCAAGAAGGCCGGCATGCAGCTGACCTATGAGTCGGCGGACGATCCGGACTTTGACCGGGTGGATCAAGTGCGTCAGGGTGATCTGGCGTTTTTGCAATCGCTCTGTCAGAGGACCGGCAAGGCGCTGAAAGTCACCGACAAAAAGATCGTGATCTTCGACGAAGAACAGTATGAAAAAGCTGCCGCCGTCCTGACACTGAAGAAAGGCGAATCCAACATCAAAAAATATCATTTTGCCAGCAAAAACCTATCGCCGTACAAATCGGCAACCAACGAATACCACGACGCCAAGTCGGGCAAGACCTATAACGGCAGCTGGACTCCGCTGCTGGGCGATGGAGGGCGGTAACATGGCGGTCACGTTATTGACCAACGAACGGGTGTCCAGTGACGCCGAGGCCGAAAAAGTCGCCAAAAAGCGGCTTCGGCAAAAGAAAAAAGATGAAGATACGGCGAGCTTTAGTATCGGGCCCGGCGATACCCGGCTGGTCGGCGGTGTGAACGTCGATGTGGTCGGCTGGGGCGGCCATGATGGCAAATACGCCGTGACCAAGGCCAAGCATTCCGTCAGCGCGTCTGGCGGGTACGGCACGGAGATTGAACTGCGCAAATGTCTGGAGGGATATTGATGCCGGAACTCGATCAGCTCATCCGGATCGGCAGGATCACTTCGGTCGACGAAAAAAAGCACACGGCCCGCGTGCAATTCACGGACCGCGACGAAATGGTGTCCTGGGATTTGCCGGTGTTGGTGCCCAGCACGGTGGACCCGCAGGACTATGGCCTGCCGGTTGAAAACACCGACGTGGTCTGCGTGTTTTTGCCGAACGGGCAGCAGCAAGGATTTGTCATCGGGGCGTTTTACACCGATCTGAACCCGCCGCCGATCACCGACAGGAAAAAATATCTTCGGAAGTTCAAGGACGGGACGAAAATCGAGGTCGACAAATCGTCCCGCGCCGTCCGGATCAAAGCCGAGGGCAACGTTACCGTCGAAGGCGACGTGATCGCCGACGGAATCAGCCTGAAAAACCATGTTCACGGCGGCGTCGAACCCGGAGGCGGAACGACGGCGAAACCGGTGGGAGGATAACAATGTGTTTGTAAACGGAGGCTGAAAAAATGTTGCCAGTATTTAGAACATTGTTTGAAGAAGAGAAAATCGTCAGGGAGTTAAAGGAGGAATCATGTCCGGGTAGCGATCCGCAGCTACTCGAACGTCTTAGGGCTTCGCGAATCGAATATTACGGATATTCTTCTCCGCATGTATGCAGAAACTGCAAAAAGGTGCCGCTGGACACAAAATCCCGTCTATTATTTTCCGTGTGGGGAAGAGATCGTGTCATGCATGCGCGTGAATGTGAATGCGGGCAAATAATCCTTATCGTTGGGATAGGGCCGATGTATGACAGTGGTCCGACCGAAGAAGTGAAAAGGGCGTTTGAACACTTGCGAAAGGAGGCAGGCACCGAAGCGGATTCTTATTCTTCACGCCACTGAGAAATATGCCAAGGAACGTTCTGAACTCGACCTTGCATTGGTTCCCAGTGGTCGTCGCAGGTTGCATGTGTATATACAGCCTGCACGGGTGCGTCAACGCTTGCGCTGGTGAGAATTGATTTGCCCTGAATGAACAGAGTGTATTGAACAGAGCAATAACCCGGTACTTTGTTTTCAAACCGACGGATTTCTATTCGCCCTATTGGACTGTCATAGACGTACAAGAAGCCTCCATTCTCAGTGCCTGCAAGTGAGTGATTCAACGAAAACCAGTACAAGTCCTTTCGGAGGTTGATTATGGAAGTCAATATCAACAACCTGACCAGCACCGGCGCGATCAATTTTGCGCCGGCGTCGACTGCAGAAGAGGTGATCCAGAACGTTCGGACTATCCTGACCACGACGGTATATTCCGTGCCGCTTGATCGAAACTTCGGCATCAATCCGGACATGCTGGATTTGCCGATGCCGGCGGCGCAGGCCAGGCTGACAGCCGAGATCGTCGCTGCGGTGGAAAAGTTCGAGCCCCGGGCGGCAGTGGCCGCAGTGGTGTTTGCCGGCGATGGCGCGGACGGGATCCTGCAGCCGTCGATCCGGCTGCGGATCAAGGAGGAATAATATGAGCATTGGCACCTTTGGCCCGCTGACGTTTGAGACTTCGGAGAAAAAGGTCCGGACCTTCGACGCATTCAAGCGGAAAACCGGGGCAAGGTTCGAAGAACATGCAATCATCGGCTTAAAGCCGAAACTGGAATTTACCGCGCCCGGCCTGGACGATATCTCGTTTCAGGTCGTTTTTTCGGCCTACCTCGGGCTGAGTCCTGCCAAGGAAATCGACAGCCTGCGCGAGATCGTGCAGAAAGGCGAGT